CGTGAATGACACGACAGAGTACGGCGACATTGAAGAAAGAATCCACTATGGCGGTTCACCTGCAACAGACGCGAAGAACAGCAGTCTTAATCTGAAGTTCACACCGTGCGACGGTAACGGCGCACCAATCACCGGGTATACCACGTCCGCCACTGCGCCGCAGAATCCGTCCGACGGCGACCTGTGGCTGGATATAAGTGAAGAGCCGCATCTGTACAAGAAATACAGCGCGGCGAACGGGATGTGGCTGGGCGTATCTGACGTTTATGTTTTTGTAGAGGAAAACTCGTCAGAGTATGAGTATTATCCACCGTCCTTGTATTTCAAAGAGGGCGACAGTATCACGCTGGAATATACCGATACGTCCCTCACGACAGACAACCTGTCCTTGAACGGGTCGCATATCGTACAGAAATCCACGCTGGGAGGAATCATCCTCATTGGCACGATAGATGAGCCGTTCACCACGAGTGGCGGCGCATATCTCTCCCGTTCCGTACCGGACATGGACTATGTCTGCGAGTGCAACAACCGCGTCTGGGGCTGTAAGTTCGGTGAGGTTGACGGGCAGAACGTAAATGAACTGTACTGTTCCAAACTGGGCGACTTTAAGAACTGGGAAGTCTACGAGGGCTTGTCCACAGACTCGTGGCGCGGCTCCGTAGGTGCAGAGGGTCCTTGGACGGGCTGTATCGCCTACAACGGATACCCCACGTTCTTCAAGGAGAACAGCATCCACAAGATATACATCTCTTCCACCGGCGCACATCAAGTGGTCATGACATCCGCAGACGGCATCGCGAACGGCAGTTGGCGCAGTGCTGTCATCATCAACGGAGTCCTGTTCTACTTGAGTTATTTTGGCGTTATGGCATATACCGGAACCCTGCCTGCCAAGATATCCGAACAGATAACTTTCGTCCTTACTGACGGCGTTGCCGGTGCGCTGAACAAGACCTATTACCTGTCCGCCAAAAACGGCCAGACGAATATGACTTTCGCATACGATACCGAACTGCAGGTATGGCACAAGGTGAAGCCGCATCATGCCACGATGTACGCCCCCATGCGCCACCGGCTGTTCTTTGAGGACGAGGAACACAACAACATCGGCTCCATCAATACCCGTGACTGGAACATGACGGAGATGTTCACCGACTGGTACGCCGTGTCTGGGGTCATAGGCTTTGCCTACCCGGACAACAAGTATCTGTCCCGGTTCGTGTTCCGCATAGACCTCGCCGCCAATTCATGGTGCGAGATGTTCATAGAGTACGACTCCAACGGCCAGTGGTACTCCAAGGGCAGGATGTACCGGCCCGGCCTGCAGAGTTTCGTACTGCCGGTCATGCCGAGACGGTGCGACCACTGCAGAATAAAACTGGTCGGATACGGCGATTTCAAACTGTATTCCATCAGCAAGGTGCTGGAAGTGGGGAGTGACTACTGATGTTCAAATACGACAGGCCGCTCGTCCTTACACCGAACCCGGATACCGGAACGGTATACGATTACCTGTTCAAATTCGTTGAGTATTGCAACGTGATGCTCAACTACATCACACCGGACCAGATTGCGGAATCTGACGATATAATCCGTGCCTTTGCAGAGAACAGTCAAAATACGGCCTTTTATCCCGTGAACAGCGGTTCAATCGGCGGAAAAGTATCCGTCCGCAAGTACATGGGGCTGGCGTTTTTTGAGATAGGGCCACTGACCGGAGTGCCGACCGGCGACTCCACTCTGACGATACTGCCGCCCGAATCCCGGCCTTTCCAAGACGAGGTATGCGATTACACGTCCCCGGACGGGAAAGCGTTTCGGCTGACCGTCACAAGCACAGGCAAGGTAATTATCCACAGTTATTCGGTCTCCACGCTGGCGACCGTTGACTCACATATCCGCATGGTATACCCAGCGAGTATTTAAGAAAGGAGAATGCAAATGGCAACCTATGAAGAACTCATAAAGCAGGGATACTCCTACAGCGACGATGCGAAGAAGTACAAACAGCAGTTGGACTATGCGATGTCCAACAAGCCCGGCGATTACCAGTCCAAGTACACGGCGCAGTTGGACGACCTGTACAGCCAGATTGCGAACCGCAAGCCGTTCACCTACGACCTCAACGGCGATATGCTCTACCAGCAGTACAAGAACCAGTACCAGACGCTGGGCAAGCAGGCCATGAAAGACACGATGGGGCAGGCGGCGGCTCTTACCGGCGGCTATGGAAGTACCTACGGGCAGGCCGTCGGCCAGCAACAGTACAACGCGTATCTGTCCCAGTTGAACGACAAGATTCCCGAACTGTACTCCCTCGCCCGGTCCAACTACGATTCCGACACCAACGACCTGTATCAGAGGTACGGCATCGTACAGAGCAGGGACGATACGGACTACGGCAGATGGAAAGACCAGTTGGCCTCGTGGCAGGACGACGTGAACCTGTACAACAGCCTGTTCCAGAACGAGCGCCAGTGGGATTACGGCCTGTGGCAGGATAACATCTCCTACCTCATGCAGTTGGCCCAGATGGCGGCGGCAGGTTCCGGTGGCGGTAGAGGTGGACGAGGAAGAAGCAGTTCTTCCGAACCGGCCTACGCCAACGCCCTGCAGGCAGGCGCGGCGAACGCGTACAACACCACGGTTTCCGGTGCGATTGACGCCATCCGCGCACTCGCGAACGGATTCGGAGCGAACTCCTCAAAGAAGTCCACGTCCACAAATTCGCAGAAGAAAGGCACGGTTCCCGGCGGCGGCGGAGGGAAGAATAAATACCAGACGAAGTAAGGAGGGGTGACCATGCCCAAGCCTACTACCAGCAAAGTAGAAGAGGTAAAGAAAAAGAAGAACTACGGTCAGACGACCAGTAATTCACAGCAGAAGTCTGGTACTCTGCGGAGCATCAAGGCGCAGGCTTTGGACAGCGCGGTGAAGAAACAGCGGTATGATAACCATCGCACGACCAATCAGTACGCCCAGCGCGGCGTTACGTCCGATGTGCTGAATCGTCTCCAGCCCCAGAGGACGGCAGAGGAAGAGTACGATATCGCCAGAAACCGTTTGCGCGAAGCGGCAACCGTCCGCAATTACAACGACGCCATGTTGCCGGGCTTTGACCCGGACGCGAACAGGAAGTACGAGTCTGCGTATCAGCAGTTCAAGGCGGCGAAGAAGAACTATACCTCTCTGCAGGAGCAGGAGCGCCTTTTAAGTTCCGGTGCCTACGACAAGCAGGCGCAGAAGAACAAGTTCATCCAAGGCGCACAGAAGATGTCGTATGAGAACCTGCTGGATACCATCAACTCCGGGTATCTTTCCAACGAGCAGAGAGCGTGGGGTGAAGATATCCTCCGGGAGAAAGCGAACTCCTCGCAGGCGAAGACCCGTGCGCAGTATTACAACGACGAGGCAGACCGGCTTGAGTCTCAACTCGCGGAGCGGTATTCCGGTGGCACGGACGGCACCCCAGAGGGGATGTCTCTGTACGCCAAGAATATGCAGGCTGTGGAAAACCTGCGCAACATGGCCAAACAGTACGAAGAGCGCGGCTGGATGACCGAGCGCCTTGAGTACGGAGAGGCCGCACAGCAGTCCCCGACCTACGGGCAGGACTACATGATGGTCCCCAACAGGGCGTACAACAAGGAATATCAAGCCCTGTTCGGCCTTGTGTCGGACGACGAACTGTCCACCAAAGAAGAGATATCCGCCGCCCGGCGGCGCGAAGTGATGACGGACGACGAAAAGCGCAACTACTCCGCCATCTACAACACGCAGGGCGAAGAAAAGGCACACGATTATCTGGACGCCCTTGGGTATGAACTTGACAAAAGGATTCAGACGCAGGCCACAGACAGAATCAACACCCGGATGGATACTCTCCGTAATGCCGAAAATGTAATCCCGGATACCGGGCTTTCGTGGCTGGACGATTATGTTGAGAATACCGCAAGGAATATTAGAGAGGGCGCCTCGTTCTTCAAGGCAAGAGCGGCCAATGTTGCGTCTGGCATCGGCGCACTTGACGCGGCTTTCCAGAGAGCAACCGGAGAAGCAGGGCGACCAGTCAACTGGAACACGGCATCCTTTACGCCCCATACCGTTTCACAGGCGATACAGGAGAACCAGTTGAACCAGATAGACAGTTCTGTTGGGCGGTTTGCCTATCAGACGGCAGGCTCTATGGCAGATTCCCTTGTTGTCATGGGAGCGACGATTCTTGGCGTTCCCGGCGCAACAGCCATCCTTGGTGGCGCCGCCGCTACGGACTCCATGCTCAAGGCAAAAGAGCGCGGAGCATCCGACTCGCAGGCGGTATCCGTAGGTATCCTGTCCGGTGTAGCAGAGGCTCTGTTTGAGGAAGTCTCTCTGGAGAAACTGCTGACGGCAGGCACTCCTGCAACATGGGCAGAGGCAATAAAAAATATGCTCGCCCGGCAGGGCATTACCGAGGCTTCTGAAGAAGTGGCGACCACGATTGCCAATACCATAACGGACGCGCTCCTTATGGGGGACAAGTCCGAACTGCGGACGAAAATCCGCCAGTATGTGGAGCAAGGATACTCCCAGACAGACGCGGAGAAACTTGGCGCGATTGAATGGTTCAAGGACCTTGGCATGGACGCCCTTGGCGGCTTTGTGTCCGGTGCCATCTTTGGCGGCTTTGAACAGGGCATTTCCTACGGCGGTTTTCGTAGCGGCTTGTCCAACATCCAGAACGCACAGACCACAGGAGAGGCCGTGGAGAACTACGGCACGGCAATGCAGAGAGTTCTGGACGAAAATGGGAAAGTACGCGCCGACAGCGAAAACGCCGCCAAACGCCTGCAGGAGACCTACCAGAAGACGATGGAGGGCCTTTCTGACCGCTCCACCCAGTACGAAGAGATTGCCTACAACATTGACCGGCAGGTAGAAGAGGGGCAGATGACCCCGGAAGACGCTACTGTCGCAAAGGCGTTTGTTGAGTTCACGATGGGCGAGCAGGCGTACAACCAGAAAGCGCAGGAGCAGAGAGCCAAGCAGGCGGCGGAACTGGATGAGAAAGCCCGTGGAATGGTCCAGAACATGGGCGAGAAATCCACCGCTACGATTTCGTCCACGCAGAGCATTGTGGATAACTATGATTCTTCTCTTGCCAGCCCGTCCGAATATTTCGGCGCGTTCCGGTATTACGAGGAGATGGGCCAGCAGGCCCGTGCGACCGGTAAGGATAACTTTGCCGAGGTATGGAAGAACGACGAGCGGTACTCCGGGGCCATCACCCAGCAGGCCGCAACGGTGGCGTTCGCCGCCGGTAAGACTACCGCCGCTCCTGCCACGAAAATCATGCAGGCAACCCGTAGCACCGGCACTCTGACCTATTCTGACGAAGCCATGCGGCAGTTGGCCAACAACGTGAAGAGCGTAGCGGAGGTCAAGGAACTGCTCACGGCATTCGCAAAGAAGAGCGGATTTGACATCAAGATTGACGAGTCTTTGGCAGACGGCGAGAACGCGAAGTTCATCTCCAACGCCATGACTATTGCACTCAATCCCAGAGCGAACGTGCTGGCAGGCCTTTTCCATGAGTCTGGCCATGCTATCCAGCGATTCAATCCGCAGGCCTACTCCCAGTTGAAAGCCGACATGATTAGTTGGTACGCCCAGACGCAGGGCATGACCTCTCTGGACCAGATGCTGAAGCAGTATGGAAAAACCTACAAGGGCTATTCACGCGATGCTCTTGAGATTGAGATGGTCAACGATGCGTTCGGGTCCCTGTTCAACCGCGAGGATGCGGCGCAGGATATCGCCAACTGGCTGGCCGCGAACAAGACAGAGGAAGAGCAGAAATCGTTCATTGAGAAGTTGACCGACCTCATTGACCGAATCGTCAACTGGGTCAAGAGCCTTGTCAACTTGGACGATGTCTCCCCCATGCAGAAGAGGACCCTTGAGATGCAGGTGGAGAAAGCGCAGGCGTTCCGCCAGCAGTTCCTCGCTGACTTTGACGTGGCGTCCCGGTCCGCGCAGGAGACTGCCCAGTACCGTGTTGACGTTGATGCCACCTCTTACGATTCCGTCGCGGCATCCAAGAGCATGATTGATTTCTCTCTGAACCTTGCCACGCTGAACTACGCAGAAACATATACGGCGGACAGCAAAGAATCAAAAAAGAAACTGTCCGCATTAGGAGATGTGCTGGAGACCCTTTGGGCCATTGAGCAGGACATTAAAGAAGAAGAAAGCCGAATCAAAACCGAGGCGCACCAAGCGGAAGAGAGGGAGAAAGAGGCCAAGGGAACTCGCAAACCCAAGTACAGCAAGAAACTAAAGAGGTACTTGACGATTGAGGAAGAGACGGTACGAGTAACATCGCACAGCATACATGATATCAACAAGATTCTTGAATCCCGTCCAGATTTCCACCAGCGTCTCATTGATGCCCAGAAGAAAGCCAACGACGCAGGCATCACCTGCGATTTTGTCACGCCCATCGGCGAGGCTGTTGATGTTGAGGGAAAGGCAGTTGCTCCCGGATTGAGAGGCCTGCCCATTGAGTATGTTGAGGCGGCAGAGGGCAGTTCCAAGTACGTTGAACGAACCAGCGATGAGTATCGCCATGTTGGCTATAAGTTCACGGCGTTCAAGAGGACCATCCCCCAGATGTTCCTTGATTCTGTTCCCACCAATGTTAGGGAGAGCCTCCGTGTTGAAATGGTCAAAGCGGTTGAAGATGCCTACGAGAAAGGGAAAGGGTCTACAATTCTCGCGGATATGGACAATGCATTCCCGTCTATCAAAGAAATCAAGGCGGTAGCAGGAGCGTCCACAATAGAAAACATCTACGGCAAGACCATGGGGGGTGTACAGGCTCCTCTCCGTCACGCGGATAAGACAGTCATGGCACTCAACCTCAACAGCGCCTGCCCGATGTTTACCATCGGCAATCACGGCTGTTATCTGGACGCCTGCTATCTGACGCAGATGGCCAATGGCGCTACAGGCACGAACCTGTTCCGCACTGCTTGGTATACCGGCGAACTGCTACAGATGAGCGATGATGTCATTGAAACGATGAACGCTCTTGGAGGCCTCCGTATCAACGGCGTTGGCGATACTACGATGGACAATGTCTCCCAGTTGCTTGACGTTCTGAAACACGCGCAGATGCGTGGCCTTAATGTGAAAATCATCACGAAGCAGGCGGCGACATTTGATATGCTGTCACAGGCGAAAAAGGCAGGCATCACACTGCCGAACATCACGGTACAGCCGTCTATGGATAACCTGTGGGTACCTGCCGCATTGGATGATGTCTACGGCGCAGGCGTTCGGGGGGAGACGCAGTTGGCTGACACTGTGAAGAAAGGCAACCTTGACGCGGCGGCTGAAGCCTATGACGAATTCTTTGGCCGTGCGACCAAGGAAATTGACGGGCAACTTTACCGCAAGTACGGGTTCAGCACCGAGCAGGTCAACGACATGATTGCCCGTGCAAAAAAAGAATTCCCCGAAGTGATAGTCACTCCGAGGTATGTTGTCTGTGTGCCAGAAGAGATTGCGGAGATTGCGCTGAACAAGCACGGTCTTATCGTGAACAGCGGTGCAATCATCCAGACGCTGATGCACGGCAAGGTACCGGCAGGATGCATCTCCGACTACGGCACCGACATTCTCAACTTTGGCGGTCTCCGCCATGTGGTTGAGCGCAGGAACGGCGTGTGGGATTTCTACGGCGTTACTGTGAAAGAAGTCAAGGATGCAGACGGGAACAAGAAGACCGTTATTACACGGGCGTCTGGCGAGAACTCTCCATACGAGAAAGTCAAGGCTTTTATCAACGGCACGTTGGAAGACGGCACTCCGAGATACACGGATGCAGAGAAGACAAAGATTTGGCTGACCCTGCAGGAATCCATGTGCTGTCAAGCGAACGAGTCCAAAGATGCCTGCGCCGGTTGTGCCAGCCTCTGCGCGAGAGGCTCTGCTCTTGCAAGCGTGAGGGCGCGAAATACAGCATATATCAAGCAGGTCAAAGAGGGCGACCAGATGCCGTCTTGGGTTGAGAAGACAGAAGAAGTAGAGCAGGCCGACTACTCCCGTACCGTGGAAGACATCAACGACGATTATATGCAGGCAGTAGAACGTGGCGACATGGACACAGCGCAGAAACTTGTGGACGAAGCGGCGGAGGAAGCAGGGTGGCATCCAAGGCACACCTATCACGGTTCCCTCGCCTACGGTTTCACCGTTTTTGACAAGAACAAGGCACACGTCGGTGGCAATTCTGGCGCAGGGTTCTATTTCAGCACGAGCAAAGCCGATTCCAACGACCACTACGCTGACATCAACGGCGCAGACAACTGGTTCAAACAGAATTCTCTTGCAGAAAGAATTTATGACGCCGGGGAATGGAATGGCGTTGCGGTTACGGATTATGCCGAAGCGATGGAAATCGCGGAAAAAGAAATGAACAAGTCCCCCGGAACGTATGATGTATATCTTCGTTATGACAATCCTTACACAAGAAATTTCCGAAGAAGCACGGACATAGGGCAAGACTTACAAGACCGATTTATGACAGACCCAACGATAGACCGTAGCGATTATGATTCCGATGAGGATTACGAGGCCGACCTGTTCACTGAAGAATGGGAGTTTGTTGCAAGCGAGATTGAATACGCAGTCTCGTCTGCTGTTCGGGCGTTAGAGCAACAGTATGGATATGGATATGTTTACCTGTCGGGAACTACTGCGTGGGGCATATCTCAAAAAATCCTTGAGAACGGATATGAATCTATTGATTGGGACACCATATACAATGCTATTGAAAGCGCTGGAGACGTAGAAATTACAATTGAAGATATTGACGAGGTGGTGCTTGGGACAGCAGAACTTACTCGCCAGATTATTGAGGAACTTGGCTACGATGCCATCGTTGACAAAGAGGTTGACACAAAGTTTGGCCAACTGTCGCGAGGCACCGAACGTGGCACTGAACATATTATCGTGTTCAGCCCAAACCAGATTAAATCCTCCGAGCCTGTCACTTATGACAATGACGGGAACGTCATCCCCCTCACAGAGAGGTTCAACGCAGAACAGGACGACATCCGGTACTCTCGCCGTGTAGAGGATATCAACGACGAGTATATGGACGCCATTGAAAGTGGTGATACAAAGACTCAACAGAGGCTGGTGGACGAGGCCGCAAAGAACGCCGGGTATACCATCAAGGCGTATCATGGGACGAATTCCAAGTTTAATGTCTTCCAAAGAGGAGACGTCGGCATCCACCTTGGCTCCACAAAAGGGCAGGCGAGAACTCGCGCAGGGCGTAGCAAAACGGCCCAGATAATCAACGCGAGAATCCGTTTGACAAACCCCATAGAGTTTGACGTTGACCTTGGCTCTTGGGACGCCGATTACCGTCTGGCAAAAGAACTGGTGAACCGTGGCATTATTACAGAGAAAGAATACTCTGGCGTGATGGGCAGGAACGCTAATGCCAAGTTGAGAAATCTCCTTGAGGAAAAAGGATATGACGGGATTACATATCCCAACTGGCACGAGGGCGACGGGCAGACGGCCTATATCGTTTTTGAATCTGACCAAGTAAAACGCGCAGACCCGGTTGTTTATGACAATGATGGCAATGTGATTCCGCTTACAGAGCGCTTCAATCCCAACGAACAGGACATCCGCTATTCCAAAGGCCCTCGCACCTCCCTCACCGAAACCGAGCGCCGCACCCTTGAGAAGCGCGTCCGCGAGGCAGAGGCGAATGCGAAGCGCGAGAAAGCGCGAGCCGAGCATTTCAAATCCGAGATGCGTCTGACGCCGAAGTTCGCACCGAACGCCGAGCAGACGACGGAACTGGCCACAGAACTGGCGACGATGTTTGACGGCACGGATGTGGACGTTGAGGCTGTCGCGAAGAAACTGACCAAGGTGTTCCAGAACATGAACCGCGCAACGGAGTACAAGCAGGAACGGTACGCCTACACTGCTATGGACATTGCACAGGAGATTGCAGAGGACATCGTGGCGGCGTCTGTACCGCAGGATATGACCACAACCCTTGAGGGTAAGATGATGCGCAACGAGGCCGTCGCGATGGGGACGAACGCCATTATGGAGCGGCTCCTGCAAGTGCGTATGGCCAAGTCTACAAAGGCAGACAAGTGGAACGCCAAACTGCAGGAGGCCAGACAGGCGCTGGGCAGAGAGAAGACCAAGGTCAACCGTGCGGCACAGCGTATCGCCAACCTTGAGACAGAGTTTGCGAACTACAGGCAGGATATGGCTGACCGCATCGCGTTCCTCAAGACCAGCGCGGCTGAACAGCATCAGCGTGATGTAGCCAGACTGAAGCAGACGAGGGCAAGCCGCGACCAGAAGATTGCTCTCCGCAAGGTGAGCAAGGTGGTCAAGGACCTGCGCGATTATCTGGACAAGCCAGACCCGAAGACCGGCAGGTATGTGCAGGACAATGTCAAGGAACCTGTGGCGCAGTTTCTGTTCTTTGTGGATTTCCTGTCGTCTTCATTTGCCAACGAGCATGTGCTGACGCAGGCAGACTACCGAGAACTGGAAAGGCTTGATGGAATCAAGAAGATTGCCCAGCAGTCTCGCCTTATGGAACTGGGGGATGCAGAAGCCATGGACGGCAACTCGCCGTACCTTGACCTGCCGCCCGTAACACAGTACGCGATTGAGGGCCTCCGCGCATATATCAAAGCGAAACTTGGCGAGTTCAAGGACGCGGAAAATCTTGGCATGGCTGACGAGGGGCAGATGCATCTTAAAGTTTCCGACGCAGAGATGCTGGAAACCGTTTACGACCTTGCACGGAGCATCCAGTGGGCGGTCAAGAAGATGAACACCCTGTTCACAAAGGGTAAGTATGCCAGCGTTGAGCAGATGTCCAGAGACACGGTGAAGCATCTGGACGGCGTGAAGAAATCCAAGAAGATAAACCCGACTCTGTACAACAGCCTTGGCTGGTCCATGGCGACGCCGTACTACGCTTTCCACAGGTTCGGCGAAGCCGGTGACACGGTCTTTGAAAACCTTGGCGCAGGGCTGGCAGACTTTGCCCGGAACATCAACACCATTCTGGACTTTGTTGATGGCGAGGACCGCAAAGGCAAGACCGGAGCGTTCACACGTGCCGAGCAGAAAGAGTGGGCCAACCAGATTGTTGAGGTTGACGCATACGATTCCGAAAAGGGCAACATCAAACTGAAGATGACCGTACCGCAGTTGATGAGTCTGTATTGCCTGTCTCGCCGTGAGGCGGCGCAGAACCATCTGACGCAGGGCGGCATAGCCCTCCGCGAAATCAAGACAAAGAACGATACGGTATCGCAGGAAAAGGCCGTACATCTTACTGCCGAGCAGTGGGCGCACGTCTTTGACCAGTTGACCGACCGGCAGAAAGAGGTCGCACGGAAACTGCAGGAGTTCATGTCCACCGTAGGCTCCGACTGGGGCAACAAGGTGACGATGGAACGCTGGGGCGTACACGGGTTCACAGAGAAGTTCTATTTCCCGATGGCAACGTCCGATGCGGCTCGTTCTTCCTTGACGACGAACGACAGCCAGTCCATGAGTCTGTACGCACTGGCCAACATGGGATTCACAAAGGCCCTGCAAAAGTACGCCAACAACGCACTGGTTCTGGACGATATCTTCAATGTGTTCAGTGACCACATGGCGAACATGGCGAAGTATTCCAGCATGGTCCTCCCGATGTTGGACGCGATGAAATGGTACAACTGGTCCGAGACAAACCGGGTCATTAAACCCGGCGGCGATAGGGAAGTGAATGTCACGAGCCTCAAGACCGCAGTCAAGGATGCGTTCGGCGGCGCGGCTACCCAGTATTTCCGCCAGTTCATGACCGACCTCAACGCGGCAGACAAAGAGGGCGGTGCCGGTTACGATATCGGTAGCCGACTGATGAGTCACTACAAAGCCGCCGCCGTTGGCGCGAACCTGCGTGTGGCACTGCTCCAGCCGACAGCGTTCTTCCGGGCGGCAATGGTCCTCTCTCCTGCAGACCTCGCGAGAGGCGCCGCAATGCGCGGTGGGCAGGAAGAGATGATGAAATACTCCGGTATCGCCCAGTGGAAAGACCTTGGCTTCTACGATACCGACATTGGCCGGTCCGTCCGCAGACAGATTCAAGGCGAGCGGACAAAGTACCGTGAGTTCAAGAACAAGGCTGTGGATATCTCCATGAAAGCCGCAGAGTACGGCGACAAGATTACTTGGGCCGCTCTGTGGAATGCCTGCAAGATTGAACAGCGGAGAGCAAACCCGAACGTGGAGTATGAGGAACTGATGCGTCTGACCGAGAAACGGTTCAACGAGGTCATCTTCTCCACGCAGGTCTTTGACAGTACGCTGTCCCGGTCGGAGGTCATGCGGAGCAAGGACGGTCTGAAGAAGATTATGACCGCGTTCCTATCCGAGCCTACGCTGTCCTATAACATGGTTCTGGACAAGTTCGCGCAGTTTGCCATGGACGTCCAGAAAATGGGCAAGGGCGCGGCATGGAAGAAACACGGCAACAAGATTACTCGTGCGCTCACCGTGTACACCGTGACCAACCTTGTAGCGGCGCTGGCGGAATCCCTCATGGATGCTGTCCGCGACGATGACGACGACCCGTTCTGGCAGAAGATGCTGGAGAAGATGTTCGGCGACTGGTCAGACGTGGACGACCCGTTCAAGGCCATCAAGGCATACTACTCTGCGAACCTCATGAACGACATGACCGTGCTGGGAAAGATTCCTATCCTTAAAGAGGTCGTGTCCCTCGCACAGGGCTATGATGTCGGAGGCCGTATGGATGTGCAGGCGTTGCAGTCTATCAAGAACGCGCTGGCGGTCTGGAACGAGAAAATCAACCTTTCCACCGGCAAACTGGACCGGGCCACAAAGGACACTTGGTATGGCAACATGACAACGTATGGCGCCATATACAAATCCCTGCAGGCGCTGTCGCAGGTGTCTGGTATCCCTGTGTACAACGGCCTGCGCGATGCGGTCGGAATCTACAACACCACGCTGGGAACCCTCACGGGCAAACTGCTGACCTATCAGACCAAGTACGACAAGGTTGACAAGGCGCTTGACGGGAACTCTTATGGAATCACCGCCGCGATTGCGGAGGCAGTCAAGAAAGGCACTGCGGAAAAGGATGTCATCAAACACATCAAGTCCACAATCAAGAACCGGTACACCGGAGCAGAGGGCGACCCGATGTCTCGCGACAAGGCCAAACGGTTGCTCATGGATACCGTTGGGCTGAAAGAGAAAGCCGCAGAGGATACGCTTGACGAGTGGACGATGGCGAAAGACACCGGCATCTCCTACGACAAGATGAAAGAATCCTTTATGGATGGCGACATCACGGAGAAGCAGGCCATAGACTACCGCGTCAAATACGGCCACGTTGCCAGAGAGAAAGCCGAGGAGACGGTGGCAAACTGGAAAGCAGAGAAGAACACAGGGTACGCCAAGGACGAAATCGCCGACGACTATAACGCTGGAAACATCAGCAGAGCGGAGGCAATCAAACTCTACGAGGCGTATGGCGTGTCAAAAGAAGACGCGACCCACAACGTAGACCTGCTTGATTTCAAGGAGTCCCATCCCGGCGCAGAAGAGTTCGTGTACACGCAGATGGAGACCTACCAGCAGACTTGCGAGAAAGCCAAGGTCCCGGTGGATGTGTTCTACGACGTTGTGACGCTTAAAGGCAAAACCAAGGCCGATGTTGACGCCAATGGAAAGGCCGTCAACGGTAGTGCGAGAGAGAAAGTTCTTCGCTACATTGATTCGCTTTCAATCAGCAAAGACCAGAAGAATGCACTGTATCGTGCCTGCGGTTACGCGGAGTCTACAATAGGCGACGCGCCGTGGAACTGAAGAAACGCGAGGGGTTACATACGGCCCCTCGCTTTCGCTATGATACCTATATAAACCACGAAAGGAGACATCATCATGCCTTATAAACCTTTTGAACCAAAAGATTCCCTTGAGGCCGTCATGTCCAAACTTTGGGGCGACCCTCGTGAAGTAAATCCGAAGACCCGTCTTGAGGAAATCATCCTCAAGATTGCCAATGCCCAGCCGACCGGCATCCATGCTGTTCCCGACATTGAGGAAACGGACGTGGGCAAAGCCCTTGTGGCCGGTGATGACGGAGCGGAGTGGAGTGCGATTCTCCCCACGTTCGGAGACGGTGACGACGGCAAAGTCCTCACGATTGTAGACGGGGCAATCGCATGGGCAGAAATCCCCAGCGACGACAATGGGGGAGCGGACGCCACTTAAAAACAAAGGACGGTGAATCCTTATGACCTTAACCAACGGCAATTCCTACGCCTACCAATGGGACGTAGGGCTTATGGTAGCAACAACCGAAGACGTCGGAACGAAGCGCCGGTTTGCCAATGAACATGGCAGTAAGGCGTTTGTCGTAGAAGCAGTCTACAACGAAGACGAAGACACGAACGTATATCATATCCCGGACATCCTCTTGGCAACGGGCAGGCCGGTCGTATCGTACAAACTGAAAGGCGACGATGAGACGGTCATCTATGTAGACACCGAGGATTTCCTGCCGGTTCGGCTTGCTCCGAAACCGGATAACTATGTCTACACCGAGGAAGAACTGCGAGTGTGGGCGCACAAACTGAACAAGCCTGCTGTGGACGGCGTGACTGGAGAAGTCATCCTGTGTGACGAGAACGGGGAGCCTGTCTGGGGCGACGTGGACTACAGCAGTCATGTCGTCAGCAAGCCGAGCATCAACGGAGAGACGCTCATCGGTAGCAAGAACGGCCATGATTTTGGCCTTGCCAATCTTGAGGACATCCCCGAAATCCCGGAGAACGTATCCGCGTTTACCAACGATGCAGGGTATGTCAACGAGAACGAAGCGGCGGCGGCGGCTCCCGTGCAGTCTGTCAACGGCAGAACGGGAGACGTGGTCGTGGACGCAGGGGATTTGGGTGGCGTACCGGATACACGTAAGGTGAACGGGTATGCCCTGTCCTCTGATGTCAATCTTGACGCGGAAGACGTCGGTGCGATTGAAGAACCATCGTCTGCTGATTCCGATGATTTCCTTGTGAACAATGGTTCGGCATGGGTTCCCCAGTCCATCGGTGATACGGTAGGCAAAGTGGAATCGTTGATGAAAGCAGATACCATTGCTTCGGACTCCAAAGCCTACTCTTTCCGCAGGACGGGCAATTCTTCCGCCAAACTGGCAAAGAAACGAATCGTCGGTGGCACTATCGTGTGGAATCAGATGATTCCTGCCCGGACTACTACAAGCACTGCCGGTGGTGTTACCTTTACCGGGAACAGTGACGGTTCAATTACTTTGTCCAATTCATGTACATCTACAACATCTGCATTTATCAATCTGAATATGGAATCGGGAAAGTTCAAATTCCTGCCTAACCATATCTACTATGTTGCGTTCGTAGGGAATGCTTCTCCTTGGCTTTACTTTAGAGCATGTTACACGAAAAGCGGTTCCACAAAAACAGATAAAACCATTAACACGGGAACAGATGGAACGATATTCAAGTTTACCGGCGCAGACGGAATGACACAGTCTTGGGCAAGACTTGGGTGCGGCTCGACAGGCTCCTACAGCATGACCGTCTGGCCGATGTGCCTTGACCTTACGCTGATGTTTGGGAAAGATGTTGCGGACGCTGTGTACGCCGCAGAGCAAATAACATCCGGGTTTGCCCGTGCGTGGTTCAGACGGTTCTTCCCTGCGGAGTTCTATCCGTATTCAGCCCCGACCATGCATAGCGTACGGGTATCCGCACACAAGACGGTCGGGTTCAATCTGCTGAATCCTGCCACATGGACAGCCCATCTCCTTGGCGGCGTTGAGTATCAGATTGACGGGACATATACATCCGTCACCTATGCCGTAGATGGCAAGGGGAGTGAGACGCTGACGATTGACGGCACCGGCCATTTCACTCCGGTGAGAACGGGCGTCCTCACGGTCACAGGCGGTTCTGACGATACCATCGTACACTTTTCCGGTACACGGGATGGGGAGTTTGAGGCGTACAATGAGCATATCTATTCCCTTGACGATGCTCTCGTTCTGAATGGTCTTCCCACGGTCGACGGCAACAACAACCTTGTCTTCCAAGGTGATACCTACGATTCCGACGGTTCGGTAGTCACGCGGTACGGCATTGTTGACCTTGGGTCGTTGACGTGGGTATACTCGGCGTCTGCCGGTGTTATGGCCGCAAAGTCCCCTGCCGACAGCGCCCCTCCTGTTCTCACCGGATACGCTGGCATGTGCAGTGCTTATGTATCTGTCGCCCAGCGTTATAACCTTATGGCAGACAAGCAGATTGTATGTAATGACTCGGGTTTCAGCGGAACCAAATATATCATCGTCAAAGATTCCGCATATAACGATGCCACTACATTTAAAACCGCAATGAACGGACAGTTCTTCCTTTACCCGCTGAATAATCCCCAAAAAAACAGGACAGTACCCTACACGAATCCTCAAGAGGTAGACGCGTGGGGAACGGAAGAATTCATAGATGAGATAGCACGTCCGTTTGCTATGCCAGTCGGTCATGAGACGGAGTACATCCAGTCTTCAGCGCTTGACTTGAAATCCATCGGCGCGGTGCAGGCTCCTGCGTCTATATTGCCCGGTCAGAAACTTGCCTATGACGGCACGGATTGGAAAGCAGAGACACCGGCATACAGAGAACTGAATATCCAGAGATATGGGCGTCTATTGGACGAATTTGTGAAGAACGAGCGCGATTGTATCCTCTGGAATCAGTGCGCGACGTATAGAGACGGTCATTATTATGCTTGCGGAGATACCGGAAACAGCACACAAGTTATCTCTGTGTGGGATAGCACGGGCGTCCTTGAAACGTATAACGATTATACGGAATTGGGACACGGGCAGGGGATTACATCAACAGAAGACTATCTTATCGTGGCAAACGGTACCGGAAACACAATTTCTGTCGTTGACCGCAGTGACCTGTCATACATCAAGAGTTTCACTATTACCGGATACGGAAGTATTCTTGGGATAGGGGAAGACAACGGGACAATCTATTTCCTTGGTTATCGCTCCGGGGATTCAACCATGCTTTATATCTGCACTCTTGATTATGAGAATGAAACCTTTGAGGAAGTTTGCAGTTTCCCACATCCGAAGAACACGGTACGGCAAGGTTTCACGGTATACGGTGAGTACGGATACGCTGTGTTCAACCGTTCCAATATGATTTACAAGATTCATCTCAAAACTGGAACGATTACAAATGCGTTCTACATCCCGGACGGAGATGCGCGGCATCCCGTTGGAGAAGCGGAGAATCTGTTCGTAAAGGACGGAGAAGTCTATCTGTACAGCGCCCTTTATTACACGAATAAAAACATATCAAGTTCTTGCGTTTCTATTGGCCAAATCTGGTCAACGGATTTGATTCGTCCGCTTCAAAAATCAGAATCCCGGTCGTATATGCACCCACAATATAAGATAGAGTTAACAGTAAACGGGAATGCTGATTACGAATTCAATCCAGACCTTACTTTTACGACATGGGAAGAAGCCTGCCATATCCTCAACTATCACAGGCGCGGTAGAGTCACGGGTTCAAATATTACAATCGGCTATATCCAACTCGTGGACGGCCAATACTCTATACGCGCAGGTACTTGCACTTACATGGATTTGTTCAATTCGGCGGTAAGAATATCGCAGGTATCCATTACCGACGACATATATGTCTATATGGGCGACGTATGGTTCAAAGCCTGTGAAGCACCTGTCAGAATAGAAACGCACTATTCTGACATTGAGATGCTCCGAATGTACTTTACCAGAACCACATCTATATCCGTCAGAAGAAGTCAGTGGACGATTCGCACCATCAAGTCACTCAACTCTGACATTGCAGTCGACTACAACGAACGGATATCTACTGTCATGGATATCAAGTCTGCCTATGTTAGCGGAATGCTCAAACTGCTGGCGGCGGCAGGAACATCTACGGACTATGCGCTGATAACCGTTCGGGAAAGTACATGGCCTGTGTTTGACGTGGTTGCCATAACAGACGCGACCAGCGCGACGGATGTTGTCCATGTGTTAAACGACCATCCGATGTACGATGAAATCATCTACAACTCTGGCAAGGTGTATCTGCGGAACAAGGTTGGTTACGGTATAGCAGAAGTCACGTCGTCCTGCTTCGTTGAAGCGTGTGGCATGGCACAGGCATAAGGGGGATACCTATGTCAAATAAATGCTTTGATACCATCAGAACAATCAGCGAGGTCGTTCTCCCGGCGCTGGGCGCCTGTTACGCGGCGCTTGGCGCCCTGTGGGGCTGGCCGTACATTGAGGGAGTGACCGGCTCCCTTGCCGCAATCGGTCTATGCATAGGCACTATCCTTGCCGGTCTGCGAGATGCCTACAACAAAAAACAGGAGGATTCTGACGATGAGTAAAATCTATCTCTCTCCCAGCAATCAGACAGGCAACAAGTTCATCACCGGCGACACCAACGAGGGAGCCGTGTGGTATGACATCGCGGTCAGACTCCAGAAGATACTGGGCGACTATGACTGCGAGGTCAAACTGTCCAAGCCATCCCAGAACCTGTCCACCCGGTGCGCCGAGGCAAAGGAGTGGGGCGCGGACGTCTATATCGCAATGCACAGCAATGCCGCCGGTACGGCCAACAAGGGCGCTCATGGAGTTGAGGTCTACTACGACCCCAACAAGGGCGCAAAGACACGGGAACTGGCGCAGGATGTTCTGGATGAACTCAAGAAACTGTTCACGTCTCGTGGACTCAAGACCTCCTCAAAACTCATAGACTGCTACAAGCCTGCCATGCCCAGCGTCATCGGCGAGTGCGGATTTCATGACAACAAGGCGGATGCCTTGCTTATCCTCAACAACAAGGACAAAATCGCAGGGCTGTACTGCAATGCGCTGGTCAAGTTCCTGTCGCTGAAGAAGAAAGGTGAGACGCCGCCCACGCCTGCGCCTGCGCCGGTGCCAACGATTGACAACGGCCTGCAGGCAGGCGACACTCTCAAACTGACGAACACTCCGCTGTACATCTCCGCCACTGCGAAGACCCGTTCCAGCACGGTGACAGGAACCTACTATTTCTGGGGCGGTAGCGTCATCAACAAGAGAATCCGCATTACCAACGCCAAGAGCCGTGTGGGCGTGGCTGGGCAGGTGACCGGCTGGGTTGCCATGCCGTCTTCCTACATCTTGTACACAGTAAAGTCTGGCGACACACTGTCCAAGATTGCTACGAGATACGGCACGACGGTCCGCGCTCTGGTGACGGAGAACAACATCAGCAATCCTAACCTCATCATTGTGGGGCAGGTCCTGCGCATTCCTGTGTAAAGGTGGTGAATCGCTATGATTGACCGCGAAGACATTGAGCGACTGAAAGAAATCTTTGTCACAAGACAGGAGTGCGATAAAGAGATGGACACCGTCAACAAGAAACTGGCCAACGACGCTACAGAGTTTGCCGTAATCAAGACGAAACTCAACGCCATCCTGTGGGGCGTTGCCGCTATTGCGGCGGCGACCATCGGAGTTCTCGTCAATATGGTTTTCGGTAGGTGATTCTATGCCCGATTGTAACGCTTGCAAGGAGGCCAGACAGCACGTTGAACCTGTTCCGTATATCGTCCACGAGGCCGCCATGGCCAGACTGGAGCGGACAATCAAACGGCTGTGGATTCTCCTCTTGGTAGTCATCGCCCTTTTTGTCCTGTCAAATGTGGCATGGCTGATTTACGAGTCGCAGTTTGAAATCGTTGAGAGTACATCCACAATAGAACAGGATACAAGCGGCTCCGGTAATAACTATGTGGTAGGTGAGATAAATGGCATCCCAGAAAGTGACGACTACTACGAAATCACGAGTCCGTAAGACGGGCGGAGATACCGGGTATAAGAAATGCCCGACCTGCAAAGGCTCCGGCCGCGTCAAGGCAAAGAAATGAAAGAGTATACCAACTCTCATATCACATTTCTTATTGACGAGTACATCCACAACAAAAGAGACCGGGAGATAATGAAACTCCACTATGTTGACGGCTACAGCGCCGAGACGATTGCGACTATCGTTCCTCTCTCTCCGCGCAGAATCAGCCAGATTCTTTCCGATAGGCTTCTGGAGATTTCTCCATACCTATAGTTCCTTTTTTCTTCCTTAAAGTTTCCCCCTTGCTTCATAGTAAGGGGGATTCTTTTTTTGTACAATTTAGTTACAAGATTAAAAGGGGGAAAGACTATGTACCCATATTATTTTCCACAACCCCAGCATTATGAAATCGTTCGTGTGAACGGGCGACCGGGGGCAGAGGCATTCCAAATGGCGCCGAACAGCCAGACGCTCCTGCTTGACGAGACTGCTCCCGTCGTGTGGCTTAAGACCACAGATGGCGCTGGCTATCCATCCCTTACGGCCTACGAGATAACACCGGCGCAGACCCCGGAACAGAAAGACGATGAACGGTATGAAGAACTGGCCAAGAGAATTGATGAACTGGAGATGATTATCAATGAACAATCCCATGCTGAATCTACTTAACCGAAACATGGTTGCCGCTCCTATTAAGAACATGATACAGCAGAACCCCCAGTATCAGCAGATTCTTAATCTCCTCCGGGAGAACGGCAACGACCCACAGAAAGCGTTCTATGCCCTCGCAGGCCAGATGGGCATAAACCCAGACGATGTCCTATCCATGCTCAAGTAAGTGCGCACACTTGAAATATACAGAAAGGATGATAACCATGAACGAAAGCGGAAACAGTTTTGTCTGGATTTTCGGTCTGCTGATTCTCCTTGGGCTTTTCAATGGCGGCTTTGGTTTCAATGGCAACGGGGCTGGCGCAACGAGCGCCGAGGTCCAGCGTGGCTTTGATACCCAGAACACCATTGCCAACCAGAGAGAAAACCTTGCGGCCACGAACCAGTCATTCCACGACACTCTGGCGGCGATGCAGAGTCTGTACAACGAGACGGCTCGCGACATCGCGGCCCTGCAGGTCGGGCAGGCGCAGGCTCTCGCAAACCAGAACTCCTGTTGCTGTGAGACCAAGCAGTTGATTATGCAGAACAACTACGATTCTGCCCTGCGTGATGCGGCCACAAACGCTTCTTTTACCGCGCAGATTCAGTCGGTAAAAGATATGATTGCGCAGGATAAGATTGAGTCTCTGCAGGCGCAGGTCAATGCCCTCAATCTGCAGGCGCAGATGGCTGGCGTTGTCAAGTACCCCATGACGGCGGTGTACTCCGTTCCCTCTCCTTGCTTCAGTAGCACCACGGGCGGCACGACCACCGGAGGATAAGCCATGAAACTTATCCAGAAGTTGAGCGAGAGAATTGAGGACGAGATTCACGATTCCAAGTGCTACGCCAAGTGGGCTGTCAAAGAAAAAGCGGACCACCGCAATCTCGCCGAGGTCCTGTATGCCATCTCTCTTGACGAGATGAAACACGCCATGTCCCTGCACGACGCAACGGCAACAGTCATTGAAGAGTACCGCAGGGAATACGGCGACATACCGGAAACGATGAAAGCCGTCTACGACTATCTGCACGAGCGGCAGATTGAAAAAGCGAAAGAGGCAAAAGAGTACCAAGAGATGTACCGCGAGTCGTGATTGGCGCACCGCACACGATTCTGCACACGCGAGTCTTGAACACCGCATAATATAAGGATTGTGATTGGGTTCAAGTCCCATCTCTCGCACCATATAGGAAAAACCCGGTAACTGGCGTAGTTACTGGGTTTTTTCTTTATTTTATGCGGCCATTTCTGGCATGCGAAATGCCACGTTTGGCCCCTAAAATGCCACGTTTGGCCGTTTATTGCACACGAAATTGCACACGAAATCTCATTCAAAAAAGGACCGGAATGTCTCCGCCGCCCTTGTCATCTGCCCTGCGGACAGGTGCATGTATATCTTGTTCATCGTGTTGAGGTCTTGCCAGCCACCCATGCGAGCGGCCTCCTCCGGTGGGATGTGGAGGTAATGTGTGAGGCTGGCGTAACTGTGCCTCAATCCATGGACCCCCGGCTTTGGCAGGCCGTGCTTCTCGCACAGCCGGTTCACTTGGTTGTATATCGTATTCGGATGGGTGGTCACAACTCGCCCGGACTTTTCCGGTACTGCCCGGAGCGCATCGGCCAGTTGCGGTATGAGTATCGGTACGTCCCGTGTACTGCTCTTCGTTTTGTTGGTCTTCTTCTCCACCAGACCGGTCTCTCCCACGACTACCGACCTGCGGACATGGATGATTTCCCGGACAAGGTCTATGTCATCCCACGTCAGACCGGCAATCTCTGACCGGCGCAGACTGCACAGAGCGAGCAGAGCAGGGATTTCACACGGCTCCCCTTTAACTACCTTGCAGAACATTAAAATCTCTTCTGCGGTCAGCCACGGCCTCACAGCGGCAGGCACAGTGGGCAGGTTGATACCGTCAGTGTCCACACCGTACTCCTGCAGTGCGGCGGTCAGCAGGCCCCATGCGTTCTTTACGGTCTTCGGGCTGACCTGCGTTGCCTCTTCGGATACCATCCTCTGCAGGGTCCTCCGGTCCAGTGTGGATATCCTCCGGTCCATGTACCTCTGGAACCTGTTCGCCCGGTAGGACCGGTAGGCTTTCACTGTAGCAGGAGACAGGACCTGCTCCCTCAAATCTATATACTCGTCCACCACGGCCCCCAGAGTCCGCTCTGTGGGGCTTTTTGTTATGCCCTTGTCTCTCAACAGGAGCGCACGGGAGATGGCCTCCTGTGGGCTGGGAGCGGTCACAGAGACACGTTTGCCGTCCACGGACACTTGGCAACGCCACGACCCGGACGGCAGTTCAACAGGAGTCGGGTACTTTTTCTTCATTGTTTATACCTGTTCAGAAGAGTCGCCACCGCGAATTGCACATCGTTCGGCGCGGCATGATAGGCGGCGATGAGTTGCTCGTCATCTTTCGTAATGGCTGGCACGTCCAGACCGAGCAGTTCGTCTGCGGATACATTCAGAACTCTGCACAGGTCCGCCAGTTGGTCCGCGCTTGGCCTCGCCACTCCCTGCTCCCAGTTGGCATAGGTTGACGCAGGTACTCCGACATCTTTCGCCACGGCAGACTGGTACAGGTTTCTTGCTTTCCGGTACTTTCTGATTTGCTCTCCGATTTTGTATTTCATATCATTCACCTCGCCGCCATTGTAACTTATTGTAACCGCGATTGCAAGAAAAAAATCCATAATCTGGCAATTTTATGCTTGACAGGGCTAAAATATGGCAGTATAATGGCCGTGGCCTGCCAGATAATGGCAATGGCAAGGAGGTGAATAAATGAAGATATCAGAAGCGGTCAAGGAATACCTTGACGAGCAGGGGCTGAAGCAGGCGGCGGTGGCGAGGCGAGCAGGCATTCACTACTCCACGTTCAACGCCATGCTGAATGGCCGCAGGACGATGTACGCAGATGACTTTGCCAAGATTTGCATCGCCCTTGGCGTGACGGCAGAGTCGTTCGTGAGGAGAGCCTATGAACAGAGCGAATGAAGAGGTCCGCAAAGTCTACGCCATGTGGAAAGCCGCGAACGATTTCACCGCGCAGGACATTGAGGCGCGGCTGAAGATTCCCCGGCGGACATGGCAGAGGCGGCAGAAAGATTTCGGGTCCATGACATTGGACGAGTTCCGCCACTTTATCACCTGCGTACAGGCCACACCGGACGAGGTCTGGACGATGGTCGGAGAGGGGAGGTGAAGTGATGGCAAGAACCATGACCGGGTTCCCACTGTGTACCCATCCCAAGCGCGACTGTTGCAACGTAGAACAGTACGGAGGATGCATCGCGCTGACGAAGACGGACGATTTCAAACGACCCTGCCCGTTTTATTTGCCTTGGGACAAGGTGAAACCGGAGGACCGGAAGTACCACGCAAGCCAGTTGCATGGCAAGCCATTTTAGGAGGTGAGGAAGTGAAGACATTTCTGGAGGCCATCGTCATCGTTTGCCTGTTGGCCATAGTAGGTATCGCAGGCGGTCTGGAGAAAGGCATGGTCTCAATCGTGGGCGCGTTCATCGCATGGGGCGTGGCCGCAATCGTTGCCGCTATCGCAATAGCGGTCAGAGCAAAGGCGCAGTGAAGTTGTGCGCAGGCATTGTGTAGTAAAACAAAGGCATCGCATAACCGAGCCACGCGGGGGCAGAGCAATCCTGTGTCCCGGCACCGGCGGAGTGGGGTATGTCAGTGTAAGCAAAGGCAAAGCATCGACAGCAGTGCGGAGGCAAAGTCAGCGGAGTATTGTGCGCGTAGGCGAGGCGAGACGCGACAAGGTAGGGTGATGTGATGGCATTGAATCGCATCGCCAAGGCAAAGCAGTTCAAATCTTTGCGACTGCAATGAAAGGTGTAGGCAAAGTTTGGAACGTGTAGGCAAAGCATGGTCAATCAACGGCAAGGCCTCACGCAGTGATGGCAAATCAAAAAAGAAAGGAAAAACGAAATGGCAAAAAGATATGACATGAGAGTAGAACTGGAGTTCATTGACGACATCCTTGGGTCATGGCCCAGTAATCCGTATCTGGCGGAGGACTACATCGCGTCCCTCGCACCGGACGCGGAGACCAGAGAGGAAGAGATAGCCAACCTTGGCACCGAGGCGGTGACCGAGAAGAGCAAGACTATCTTTCCCCGGAACGCAGACGGAGTTCCCTGTCTGATGGCCCATCAAATCAAGGGCTTTTTCAAAGAGGCCTGCAAGGCGTTGTCCGGGAACAAGGAGTACCTGTCAAGCAAAATCAAGGCGTACAAAAAGGAAATCAACACCCGGATTTTCGTGACTCCGAAGTACATCACGCTTGACAAGATGGAGAACGTGTACGATTTCCAGAGGCCCCTCCGGGCGCAGACACCGCAGGGCGAGCGCATCGCTCTGGCGAACAGCGAGACAGCATCCGCAGGCGTGGTGGTCCGGTTCACCGTCCAGACCATCTGCAAGGAAGACCTTGACCTCGTCCGGGAGTGGCTGGACTACGGAGACCTCATGGGTCTGGGGCAGTGGAGAAACGCAGGCTACGGCAGATTCACATGGAGGGAGATAGAAACAAATGTCAACGGGTAAAAAGAAAGGGGCCGCAGTCTCCGAAGAGGCCACGACCCAAAACGAAATGGTAACTAATGATAGCACGGAAATGGTAGCGCAGTCAACCCCTCTCATAGTAGTGGAACAGATACCCATCATCACGGAGCGGCTCCGCTCCGTGAAAGATGAGGTCCAGAAGAAAGCAGAGCAGGCCATGTCCCTTGTCTGCACCGAGCAGAACTACAAGGTCATCAAGCAGATACGCGCCGCTCTGAACAAGGAGTTCGCCTCTCTGGAGGAGCAGAGAAAGATAGTCAAGGCGCAGGTCACGGACCCGTACAAGCGCTTTGAGGAAGTCTACAAGGCCTGCGTGGCCGATGCCTACAAGGCGGCGGACGCAGACCTCAAGGCCAAGATTACCGAGGTTGAGGATGCCATTAAGGCAAAGAAGCACGAGTTCCTCGTGGCGGCTTTCATCACGGCTTGTGACGAGAAGAGCATACCGCAGAGGTTCCGGTGGCTTGGCGATGTCAAGATAGGCTTGAGCGACAGCGAGACCTCCCTGCAGTACACGGCGCAGGAGAGAGCGGACGCTATCTGGAACGACCTGCGGACCATCTCCTATCAAGAGCGGCAGGCCGAGATACTCGTGGAGTACGCCTCTGGCGTGAGCGTATCGCAGGCCATAGCCAACGTGGAGGAGAGGCACCGCGCTCTGGAAGAGCAGGCCAAGGAAGAGGAAGAACAGGACGAGAATCCGTGGGATTCCATCATGGGGACGAGAGCCATCACCATCCGTGTGCGAGATACCGACAAGCGCCTGCAGAAACTGCGCGACTGGCTGAATGATAATGATTTTAACTGGAGGGAAACATGAATATCTATGAGAGCATCACCGCCATCCTCGGAGAGAAAGCGGCGGTAAAGAAGGACAGAGTGAATGAGGTCCAGAGATATAAGTTCCGGGGCATTGACGAGGTCATGAACGTGTTCAATCCTCTGCTGGCAAAGCACAAGGTCTTCGTCGTACCGACCGTGCTGGACATGACCAGAGAGGAGCGGCAGAACACCAAGGGTACCACCCTGCTGTACACGATTCTGACAGTCCAGTACACGTTCTACGCAGAGGACGGCTCGTTCGTAACTGCGGTCGCAGTCGGCGAGGGCATGGACACCGGAGACAAGAGCGTGAACAAGGCCATGAGCGCGGCGTATAAATATGCACTGTTTCAGACGTTCTGCGTACCTACGGAGGACATGGTGGATTCCGAAGAGGACAGCCCGGAGGTCGCACCCAAGAAGAAGCAGAGCAAACCAAAGCAGGAAAACAACATTGACCACGCGATTCTGAAAGTGGAGGAGACGCCTCCGGTATCCGATGATGATGACCCCCTGTATGGTCCCGGCTCCCCGGCAGAAGTCTGCGAGGAGTGTGGTGCTGAACTCAAGCCCTATGTCGGCAAGAACGGCAAGACCATCACAGTCGGCGAACACATCTACGCCTCCCGGAAGAAGTTCAGCAAGACCCTCTGCCTTGACTGCATCAAGAGGGCGCAGGGATGACACCGGAGACGCTGATTATAGACGGCGTAATCAGCGCCTATGACGAGCGGAGCGGAGTCTTGACCATCAAGGCTCCCTGCTCCGACTGGATGACGCTGACCAAGCGCGAGATATCCAAGGTCAAGGTCCAGTTGCTGGACGGCAGGACCCTGTCGGACAAGCAGAGAGGATTCTGCTACAGCCTCATCAACGCCATCGCTGACTGGATAGGAGACGATGAGGTCTCAACCAAGGAATATCTCAAGTTGGAGTTCTGGTCCACGCACCTTGACGACCTTAACGACCAGATATTCTCCCTGTCTGACGCGCCCATGAGCCTCGTGGCGGCGTTTCAGAGATTCCTTGTACGATTTGTCGTCTCAAACGGAATCCCTCTTAAATGGTCGCTCCTTGGCTCCGTAGACGATGTAGGAGACTACATCTACTCCTGCCTGCTGAACAAGAAGTGCTGTATCTGCGGACGCAGGGCTGACCTGCACCACGTTGACGCAGTCGGGATGGGCAGAGACCGGGACGAGATAATCCACGAGGGCATGGAGGTCCTGCCTCTGTGCCGGGAGCATCACAACGAGTATCACACGAGCGGACATGATTCATTCATGGGCCGATATCACATTGACGAGGGCATCGTGCTGGACAAGACCCTCTGCAAAATTTACGGACTGAAAACCGAAAGGAGAAAAAAATGTATTTAGTTTCTTTCACCGCCAGACTGGCGACCGAACCCGACCTCAAGACCACGACAAGCGGAACACCCATCTGCACGTTCAACATCGTATCCAACCGCCCGTTCAAAGGGGAACTGGGCGAGCCTGCGGCAGACTTTATGAAGTGTGTCGCGTGGCGGCAGACCGGAGAGTTCATCGCGAGCAATTTCTCCAAGGGCAAGATGATTACAGGATTCGGCAGGCTCCAGAACAGGGAGTGGACGGACAAGACCGGAGTCAAGAGGACCACGACCGAAATCATAGTGGAACGTGTTGAGTTCTGCGACAGCAAGCCGAAGCAGGACCGCCGGGATGACTATGAGGTCATAGAGTCAGAAGAAGATTTGCCGTTCTAAAGGAGGAGCCATGGCAGAACGTAGAATGTTCACGATGAAAATCGTTGACAGTGATGCCTTTCTGGATATGCCTGCGTCAGCACAGGCCCTGTATTTCCACCTTAACATGAGGGCGGATGACGATGGTTTCGTCAACAATCCGAAGAGAATTCAGCGGTACGTTGGTGCCTCCGAAGACGATTTGAAACTCTTGATAGTGAAGAGATTCATCCTCACGTTTGAGAGCGGAGTCATCGTAATAAAGCACTGGCGTATGCACAACGCCCTGCGTAAGGACCGGTACAATCCCACCCAGTATCAAGAGGAAATGGCCCTGTTATCCCTCAAGGAAAACGGGGCCTACACCGAGGCAGAGAACCTGCTTGAAGCACCTTGGGAGGGAGTTGGCAACCAAATGGCAACCACTTGGCAACCAAATGGCAACCAAATGGCAACACAGGATAGGTTAGGTAAGGATAGGATAGGTAAGGTTAGTATAGATAAGGGGGAAAAGGCTGACGCCTTTTCCACTTTCGCACAGGATGATGAAGAGATGCTGACCTTGCTCAAAGAGTTTGAGGCAATGCGTAAGCGCCAGAAGAAACCGATGACCGACCGAGCAAAGCAGATGCTCGTTGACAAACTGAAATCATTCCCGGAGGAGAGGCGCAAGCCTGCACTGGAGGAGTCCATCTACAACTGCTGGTCCAGCGTGTATGACCACAGCGATAAGGAACCGAAGAAGACAGCGAAGCAGAAAGCGCAGGAGGAGACACAGAAAGAATGGGGCAGGCCGGTAGACGCGAGCGAGACCGACCGCCTGCTCCGACTGACAAAGGAGATGCAGGGATGAGGCTGATTGATGCGGATGCTCTGGAAGAACAGGGATGGATAATGCACAGAACTGTTGCAATTAATCCACAAACGATGGAATGGCAGACGAAGAAGCCGACAGAGTTCCCTACTATAGATGCCGTTCCTGTGGTACACGGGTACTGGAAAGAAACACAACAGCCGTGCGGATGGACTGATATTGCCTGTGCCACTTGTTCTGTGTGCGGAGAGGATTATCCACTTGGGGATTATGGCATAGACGATTTTAATGAACTATCACATTACTGCTGTAACTGCGGTGCGAAGATGGACGGAGAAAGGAAAGACGATGACAACTAAAGAAAAGATTTTATTGTATTTTAGGGACATCAATTATGCCTACAACGATTGTACAAGATTGGATGCCTTGGAAAAAGGATTGTCTGAACTGGAAGAGGTTGTTCGTTGCAAGGATTGCAAGCACAGTCGCAAGGACGATATTTTCCACACAAGATGGTGTCAGAAGCCGGGGCATTGCAAGGTGGTCAAGGACGAGTTTTACTGTGCTTGGGGAGAAAGGGAAGACGATGAGTGATTGCAGAAAATGCGTAAACGCTGAAACCTGCTCTGTCGATGAAGATTGCGGTTTGTTTGTCAGAAAGTCTATGACCAATGCCGACCGCATCCGGGCGATGACAGATGAGGAACTTGAAGATTGGTATTGGTGGATGCATAAAAAGATGATGTACTACACAGACTCTCGTGCCTTTGTCCATGATTGGCTGAGACAGGAGGTAGACGATGAGGGTCTGCGGAAACTGTGATTATGCTGACGGAGAAAGGAAAGACGATGAGTCGCATCCTTTTGCAGACGATGTGATGATGGGAGGAGGGAAAGACGATGACAGTAAGGGATAAATGTAATGCGTTCGCTTGGAAACCGAAATATTGCTTCTACTGCAACCGGCGGTTTTGGCTTGAGCGGTATTACGAATTCGGCGGTTGGATATTGCCGAAACTGTGCGAGTGCAAACGGTGTGTGAAAGAGGAAAAAGACGGAGGGAAAGACGATGATTGACAACTGGAACTACCACAGTCTGCACATGGATTTCTCATCCTCGTTCCCGGATTCAAATCATCCATCGGATATAGACATGTTCTACCTCACGCCAGACGGAGACCTCGTGCTTGGGGAAATAAAAAACCAGCGAGGAATCCTGCGGCCCGGCCAGCGCCACATACTGGAGCGGCTGGCAGAGGGATGGGGACGGGATGCCATCGTGCTGTACATAACACACGATAAGTTCTACCAGCACGGAGACCGCCGGGTGGACGTGGGGTCGTGCCTCGTGAAGCAGATTTACTACAAGGCGAAGCACGACTGGCGGACACCGCGAGAGCCGACCACTGTGCGGCAGGTCATTGAACACTACATGGAGGCGAGAGACGATGGCACAAATTAAGGACGATTTGCTTGAGAAAAAGATTGCGACAGCCATGCTCATCATGACCATGAAGATGGTTGAAGACAAGAGCCAACGGGCTTTGCTTTTGCAGAGTTTTGTACAGCAGTACGGACCAATACCAGACGACTACAAAGAAAAGGTTCTGGCGGCGATGGAAAGGGGAGACGAGAATGTATCTGATTGACGCAGAAAAAGCGGAACAGGACGGATGGGTTGCAAACCGCAATGTATCCAGAGAATTCACAACGTACATAGAGGGCGCGAAACTGACAGATTTCCCTGCGGTAGATGCCGTGCCTGTCGTTAGGTGTACAAACTGCAGGTACTGTGACGAGAGCGGATTCTGTTTTGGGAAAGGGAGATACGTTTCACCACAGGGATACTGCTCCAGCGGCAGGCCAAGGCAACGGGTCGCGGTGAGGAGAAAGAAACATGCCAAGCATTGAAGAACTCCTCATGGAGTACGGATACGAGGGCCTCAAGATTCTGCAGAACTACTCCTACGACACCGCGCTGATTGGCGTGACCACGCCAGACTGCCGGGCGGTCTATGACTACAACCGGATGGTGGACTGGCTGATAGAACACGAGAAGTTCTCCACCGAGGACGCGATGGAGTGGATAGACTACAACACCATCCGCGCCCTGCCGTACATGGAACCGGGTGCGCCGATAGTCGTGATGCCTATTGATACCGAGGGTTACATAACCGAGGAGGAAGAGATACCATGAGAAACAAGTTCGGGGCAGTGAAGACCGATGTGAACGGCATCACGTTTGACAGCAAAGGAGAGGCCGAGCGGTACGAGGAACTCCTCTGGCTTGAGAAAGCCGGGAAGATAGTCGGGCTGAAGACGCAGGTCCCGTTTGAGATTATCCCGGCCCTCCTCCTCCCGGACGGGACCAAGTGGCAGGCCACCAAGTACATCGCGGATTTCCGGTACTACGACCGGGACAAGGGCGTATGGGTCACCGAGGATTTCAAGGGCCTGCGGACCGAGGCGTATAAACTCAAACGCAAACTCATGTACAAAGAACATGGCATAGTCATCTATGAGACGGGGCGTGGTAAGCGATGATTGTAGGATATCTGTGCGCGGCACTGCTCGTGGTAATCGTGATGGCTCTGGTCATCTACTGCATCGTCAATGAGGATGCATGGAGATAAAAAAAATAACCCCCGGTTTTCACCGGGGGTATTGGCCTATTTGTTCTTCTCAATGTCGGCGCGGATGAGTTCTTTCAGATAGCCGAGCCGGTTGGGGACCGACTGGAGTTTCGCGATGATGTCAGCATCGTGTTGCCGGTTGAAATTCAGTTTGCATTGCCATATGTGCTTCTTCTGATACTCAATGTCATAGGCCGCCTTGTCAAACGCGATTTGTATCACCCCCATATCACCTCCTCATTCTATGCCGGGAGTGGTGGATAGTCAAAGGTTTTTTACCAGTTTCCCCGGCAGATTTCCTCAATGACCACATGGTCGTGCATGAGATACACGTTGTAGTCGTAGAACAGTGCGCCGGGTGGGATGGAGTAGGAATAGTCGGAGTCGTTGCGGACACCGAAAGCGTCACGCCGTTCGTCCTGTGTTTTGCCGCACAGGGAATCCCATGCATCGTAACTGTCCACACCAAAGATGTACAGCATGGAACCGGACTCGCTGTTTTCCCAAGCATACCCGTCAGTCGCCATGATGAACGTAATCCCCTCCGGGATGCGTCCGGGCCATTTGTTGTTGGTCATGATTTATTCTCCTTTCAGATTAGATTTTCTGGTCAAGGACCGGGGTGAGGATAGAATCCCATTTGAACTGGCGCGTCCAGCACTTAAAGGTGCCGTTCTTAAGATGACGGGTCATGGGGTATATGACGCGTCCGCGAGGGTAGATGAACAGTTGCGCCCGGTTGCGGCAGAATACCTCTGCCATAGTGTACTCATCGCCTTTCATGCCTGTCTCAAACACGAGGCTTACGAAGTACTCGTTTTCGTCCACATCCCATTTCTTGAACTCGTACTCTTCCGGTCCGCCGTAGAACAGCGTGTCTTCGCACATCCGTTTGATACGGGCGATTGCTCTTTCCTGTGATTTAGTCATGGTTGAATCCAACCTCCTTTCCGATGTCCTCAATCACGTACGCAATGGACAGGGCCGCCATGTACTGATGATAGTACCGCTCTGCCGCCTGCGTCTGGCCCTCAATCAGCGCGGATTGCTCAAGCCGCCGGTAAGATGCTACCTGCTCATAGACATCGTGATGAATCCGGTCGTAGAGTTTCTTGCTGTCTGTCATGATTCATACCTCCTCAACTGCGTCATTCCTCGTAGAATGCGTTCACAAGGTCAAGCGCCTCAACGATGCCTGCGCGAGCGGAATAGTGACTTTCGTATGCCGCTTTGAACAGGCTGGCGTCCATAAACCGGTCAAACGACCCGGCGATGAACTTAATCTGGCAGTTGTGCTTATCGCTCCACTTGGTTGCGACGACGAAGTATTTCATGGTCTCACCTCCTTACGCAAACGGGTCAAACATGTGGCCTGCCATCTTCTGGGCGACCTCATGTACCCACTCGTTCCTGCTATCGTACTGGTACTCGTCAGATGCGGCGTACTCAATCCAATACTGGACGAGGAGCATGAACGCCGCCTGTAGGTACCTGTGTTCTTTTGCCATCGCCTCCGCAAATCTGTAGGGCTTGAACCCGAATGCGTTGATAGCATCGGTGATTGTCCGTGCGAGTTCCTCCTCGCGTGTCAGAGCCTTTGCCATGTTAGTTATCCTCCTCATAAATCTCTGCCGGGGTCTTGCCCGGATATTCGCTCTGAATCTCTCCGAGGACTGCGTCCAGTGCCTGCCCAAGCAGGTAGACGCGGATGAACACATCTGCCTCCTCTGCGTTTTCAAAGTGATGTACACCGTTCTCCAGACGGGCCTGCTCCATGAGGTCCCAGTTGTGGCAGAGGCATTCCTCTGCGTCCCACGTGCTGAACGTGTAGGACCCGGATGCGTTCCCGGTCACACTGTCAGCGAAAAACAGGTCGTCATACAGGGCCTCGTAGTAGTCGGTCCAGTCATCGTAGTCAGCAGGGCAGATGGCCCATTCGCTGTCGCCCATGTACTCGCGAATGTCCTGCTTCAGATGCTCCATGTAGTCGTAGCGTTCCATTTCGTTTCCTTTCTCCCCGTCATGCCGGTAGGACAGCGGTGTTTGGCTTTCCGTGACGCCGGGGCGTTTCGGGAGGGAGCCACCCTCCCATCATCAGACGGAATCAGTTTTCTCCAGAATGTTCGGCCTCGTAGTGTATTGCGTACTCTTTGTATAGCGTGTGGTAGTGGTCCAGATAGTCGTCATAGGTCAGCAGGTCAATGAACTGGGCTATGGCGTATGCCCGGTCATGGGCGCGGCCTGCGCGGTAGTTGTTCCCCTCGTCTCTGGCGTTGTTGCACATCGCGCTGTAGTAGGTCATCATGCCTTTCAGCGTGGTCAGCAACTTGTCCTGTCTGGCTTTCTCTGCTTTGGTCATGTTCATTCCTCCTATCAGTTGTTTGCATAGTAGGCGAGGAGCGCGTCCTTGACCTCTCGCAGGCTGTACTCGTGGTCGTGGCTGTCGTCTGTTTCTTTCTGGTGCATCCACACTCCGTCCGGGAGCAGGCAGTCCCAGTAGTTATCACCGGGGCGGAAACTGTGGTACAGGCACTCGCCGTCCGGGGAGTATCCGTCCGTGCTTTCGGCCTTGTGCGCCCACATCCCGTGGGAGCAATAGGTAGCGCCGACTTTGAAGCAGACATATCCGTTGTAGCCAAGTTTACCGGCGGCGATGAGAAAGTCGCGCATCTGCTTCATTTTGGTGACAGACAGGTTATCAACCCACCAGTCAAAGATGCTCAACTCTGCGTAGACATCATCCATCGGGAATCCTGCCCACCGGGACCAGTACCGCTTCGCGATAGCCTGCTGTCTTTTGCCCTCTTCAATGCGCTTTTCAAGGCGCTCAAGGACATCCGCTCTGTTACAGGAAAACTGCTTTTTCATTTGTAGTACCTCCAAACAAGATTTGCGATGACCGGGCTTGTGACCGGTCTGCCGCATTACCGGGGCCGTAGCCCCGTCACTCTGCGATTACTCAATCCGCAGGACCTTTAGGTCCTCAATCTTGTAACTGGTTGTCCAGCCGCTTTTCTCAACTACGTTGACGAACTGGAATCCATCGTTGTTGAAATACTCAACCTTGGCGAAAGACTTGCAATGCAGGTCCCCACCAGTCGTCTGTATAGTGATGTCTTTCTTCTCGTCATACACCGCCGCGATGGCGTTGTCGCGGACTCTGTAGTTTTCCTCCTTAAGGGCTTTAACCTCTTCAATCTTCTTCGCCAACTTTGCCTCAAGGTCGTCAATCATTTTCTCTGCATCGCAGGCGCGTTTCTTCAGTTCGTCTATCGTGGCAATTGCCGCATCGCGTTCCTTTTCCGAATACTCCCAACGGCCTTTCATGCTGTATGCCGCATCCTCATCAATGTTCCGCTCCGCGAGGTCAAAGCATCCATCAAATGCTGTCGCGAGATAACTGTCTTCACCAAGCCCTGCGACTATCTTCTTAATCTGTTCAAGGGCTTTGCGTTCCTGCTCTTTCGTTGTCATGTCATATCCTCCAGTCTGACGGACTTGTGACCGTCATGTAGCATTACTGCCCGTCCGGGCATCACTCTGCATTGACTCCCAAGCCCCCACTCCTGCAGGGACCGCGCTGTGGTTCGTTCGCCGCTTTCAATGTTCTGCACAACTCGCTGTCGCTTCCCAACGAGGTTCCGACCTGTCCCGGGCTTTCCGGTGGTCACATGGCATTCAATACTGGGCCATGCTGTGTCTGCCTGCGGTCATTCACTTGTCAAGGTCCTGCGGCCTCCCCCAGAGGGAACCTAATCAACCGTACCCGGAGGGGGCCTTGCGAAGCACTGGGTACCTCGCCTTTGCGATTATATCATCTCACACTGGGTACACAGTTTACATACCCACGATAGCAAAATAGACGCCTTTATTTTTCCAAAACAGCAAAATAGCGTATTCTATTTTTCTATTTCCGCAAAATAGGGCCGAAATGGGGTGATTTCCATGGCTCGGATGTATGAAGATAAATTGGTGCAATGCCCGTACTTTGTGAGGCAGGACAGCACACGGATACATTGCGAGGGGTGGTCAGACCAGAACAGGACCACGACCATCACTGCTTTTGATTCTGCAGGCGACAGGCGCGACCATGCAGACAGATACTGTAATAGTATGCGCTGGGATTTGTGTCCCCTTTGCAGGCTGATTGCGCAGAAATATAGCGAGTAAAACGCCCCCGGTCATGTGGACCGGGGGTTACTTTTTCACATATCAATTGTGTACGCTGTCGGCGGTGATGACCATGTACAGAGTCCAAGCAAACTGGGACGCGATTAAAACTGCATATATCAGTGGTATGTCGCTGTCGTCTCTGGCGAAGCAGTACGGCGTGAATAGGTCCACCATAGCCAACCACGCGAGCATAGGCCACTGGCATGAGGCACGGGTCAAAGCCGGGGCCGTGCTTGGCGCGTCTGTTACCGGGCGCAACGGGGAGGGAATGCGCCTCCTCTTTGATAGTGACAAGCCTGCTGACAGGATAGAAGACATAACCGACCAGTGCCTGCGAGTCGTGAAGACCGGGCTTGACCGCATAGAGGCAGGCATGGGGATAGTGGACCCCAAGGATGCCCAGACCATCCGCTCGTACTGTTCATCTCTCAAGGACCTGCAGTCTGTCGCCGGTGCCTTTGCAGGCATGACGAGGGCGGAAATTGCCGCCCGGATTGAGCAGATACAGAGACAGCGCCAGATTGATGAAGAGTACGGCACCGGCATCGTGATGATACCGGAGGTCCAGCCCGTGGAGGAGGCCGTGGTGGATGGCTGAACGAATCATCTGGCAACCACAGCCCAAGCAGGCCGAATTCATGCGCCGCCCGGAGTATGAGGCCCTGTATGGCGGTGCGGCAGGCGGAGGCAAGACTGATTCCATGTTGGTTGAGGCCCTGCGGCAGGTCCATATACCGGCGTACAGGGGGATTCTGTTTCGGAAGACCTACCCCATGATGACCGAGTTGATTGACCGCTCTCTGGCTATCTACAAGCCTGCGTTCCCCGGAGCAAAGTTCAACGCCTCTGCCCATGTCTGGCAGTTCCCGTCCGGTGCCAAAATATGGTTCGGAAATATGCAACATACGCAGGATAGAACGAATTACCAAGGGAAAAGGTATGATTTCATTGGATTTGAGGAGTTATGCCATTTCCAGTGGGACGAGTATTCGTATATGTTCTCCCGGAACAGACCGAGCAGAGGACCGGGCGGAGAGAAGACCAGAGTCTACATGAGAGCCACTGCCAACCCCGGCGGCGTGGGGCATGGATGGGTCAAGGCCAGATTCATTGACCCTGCACCTCCTATGACGACAATAACGGAGGACATGGTGGTACAAGGACCAGATGGGCCTGTGACCATAAAGAGGGACCGGGTATTCGTGCCTGCGACAGTATTTGACAACCAAGCACTGCTTGAGGCTGACCCGGCCTACCTTGGCTCACTTGCCATGCTCCCGCAGGCAGAACGTGATGCCCTGCTATACGGGAACTGGGACTCGTTCTCCGGGCAGGTGTTCCGGGAATGGAAGAACGACCCGACCCACTATCAAGACCGGCTGTGGACCCATGTCATTGACCCGTTTGACCCTCCCAAGCACTGGAAATGTTGGCGTGGGTTTGACTTTGGCTACAGCAGGCCGTTCAGCGTGGGATGGTTCGTGGCTGATGAAGAGGGGCGGATATACCACATAGCAGAGTGGTATGGATGCACCGGAACGCCCAACGAGGGAATACGGATGAACCCTGCGGAGATAGCCGCTGAAATCAACCGGATAGAACAGGAGCATCCGCTTCTCCGGGGCCGGGATATTACCGGCATCGCTGACCCGGCGATATTTGATGAATCGCACGGGGAGAGCATCGCGGATTTGATGGCACGGCATCCGAACTACGTTTCATGGTACAAGGGCGACCACACGAGGCTCGCAGGCAAGATGCAGATACACTACCGTCTGGCGTTTGACGAGACCGGCCTGCCCATGTTCCAAGTGTTCAATACCTGCCGCAATTTCATACGGACTCTGCCGTCCCTCGTCTATGACGAGAAAAAGGTGGAGGACATTGACACGACCCAAGAGGACCACATTTACGACATGACGCGATACGTTCTGATGGAAAGCCCCATAAGCCCACGCCAGAACGTGGCTGACCCGACCCCGTGGAGCGACCCGTTGAACCAGTTTAAGGACAAGCAGGTGAAGCGGTTCGGGGCGATACATTTTGACAGATAGGAGAGATACCATCATGGGCGACAACGAACTGGAACTGATAGGCACCGGAGTGAAGACTCCATACGGTGACGAGGCCCTGTCTCCGGGAGGCAGAATCACGGTGGAGACCGTGCGGAAATGGCAGGATATCCTGCAGAAGTACAAGACCGGGAAGAAGCATCTGGAGCAGAGAATCGTGGATGCGGAGCAGGTCTGGAAACTGCGCCACTGGGAGCAGATACGGAAGAAAGATGTCGGCGACCCGGAGCCTGCCTCTGGATGGCTCGTGAACGTGATTCTGGCGAAGCACAGCGATGCCTGCGACAACTATCCTGCGCCGGTCTGCCTGCCCCGTGAACCGGGCGATTCAGAGACGGCAAACAGCCTGTCGGATATCCTCCCGGTCATCCTGCAACAGAATCACTTTGACCAGACGTGGAGCGATGTCTGGTGGTACAAACTGAAGAGCGGTACCGGCGTGTACGGCGTGTACTGGGAACCGGACAAACTGGGCGGTCTTGGCGACATCTCCATCCAGAAAGTGGAGATACTGAACCTGTTCTGGGAACCCGGCATCACGGACATACAGGACTCCCGGTATGTGTTCCAAGTGAAACTGGTGGACAACGAGGTACTGGAGGAAGAGTATCCCCAGTTGAAAGGCCATCTGAAGCAGGGGAAGACGACTCTGACCCGGTATGTCTACGATGACACGATAGACACCTCCCAGAAGAGCGAGGTGGTGGATGTCTACTACAAGGTGAAGAGGGACAGCAAGACCGTCCTGCACTTTGCGAAGTACGTTGACGAGTACCTGCTGTACGCCACGGAGAACGACACCGAGGGCAAGTACGGAGAGCAGGTGGACCCGATGACCGGCCAGACCGCAATGGTCCAGACGCAGGCCCCGATGAGCGAGACCGGCCTGTATCAGCACGGGCTGTATCCGTTCGTGTTTGATGCCCTGTTCCCGGAGGAGGGATACCCGAACTGCGGCTTTGGCTATGTGGACCTGTGCAAGGACCCACAGAAGTACATAGACCTCATGGACAACGCCATGATAAAGAACCTGCTCGCGAACGCCGCGCCCCGGTGGTTCATCCGCAATGACGGCGGCGTGAACGAGGCGGAGTACGGCGATTTCACGAAGTCTTTCGTCCATGTGAACGGCAGGCTTGGCGATGACGCACTGGTCCCGGTCCAGTCTACCGGTCTGGGCGAGGTGTTCGTCAGTCTGAAGCAGTTGAAGATAGACGAACTGAAGCAGGTGGCAGGCAACCGTGATGTGAACAACGGCGGAACCGGCGGTTCGGTCACTGCGGCATCTGCTATCGCGGCACTGCAGGAGGCCGGGAACGGCATCTCCCGTGACATGATTTCCAATGCCTACCGGGCGTTCGCCAAGGTCATCAACCTGTGCATAGAACTGATTCGGGAATTCTACGATATTCCGAGGCAGTTCCGCATTCTGGGCCAGAACGGGAAACCGGTGTTCATCACCTTTGACAACAGTGCCATTAAGCCACAGCCACAGGGCGTGGATTTTGGCATGGACATGGGCTACAGACTCCCCGTGTTTGACATTGACGTAGAGGTGGAAAAGGACAGCCAGTACAAGACCGCCGCCTACAACGAACTGGCCATCCAGTTGTACCAGTTGGGGGCGTTCAATCCACAGATGGCTGACCAAGTTCTTCCCATGATTGACATGATGGAGTTCAAGGGCAAGGACGAGGTCAAGGAGAAGATATCCATGAACGCGAAACTGCAGAAGTACGCCATGATAGCCCTGCAGTTGGCGGCGAAGTACAGCCCGGCTCTGTATATGCAGATGGCGCAGGACATGGGTATCGCACCGGAGATGATGATGGGCGCGGCACCGCAGGAGGGCGGCGATGTCGGCGAGTTGTCCGTGGACAAGGGCGCGTTCGGCATGACCGGCAACGCCTATCTGGACAAGGCCCGTGCCGCCGCAGAGGGAGGCAGTAGTCCGCGATGATTACGATTGAGTCGCGATACGGGGCCGTTGAAGTCAGCGGCCATGCGGACTACGCCCCGAAAGGGCAGGACATCATCTGCGCATCGGTGAGTATCCTGCTGTACACCCTTGCCGCCGCTCTTGGCGAGGATGTGGAAGACTTGAAACTGGACAACGGCGACAGCCGCATCACATGGCGTACCACGAAGCGGACGAACCAAGTGGCATCCGTTATCAACGAGGGGTTCAGACTGCTGTCGCAGAGTTATCCACACTATGTGTCTTACGAGTTCCGTAAGCAGGGGGTTACACCGAAGTAAACCCCTTTGATATAAACGTACTATACGGGCCGCCCACCTTACGGGCAGAAAGGGTTTTTTATGGGCCTTTTGAATCTGCAGTTGTTTGCCGACGGGCAGGCACCTGTATCGGGCAGTAATGGGATGGACGCCGCATCCGCAACCGGGCAGGTATCTCCAGAGGGAGCCAGTGCGCCCCCTGCACAGGACGCCGCTGTGGACTTTGACGGGATGCTGAAGAGCAATCCGCAGTTCAAGGCCGAGTATGACTCACGAGTCAAGAAAGCACTGGATGGACGCTTCAAGGAGTTCAACTCCCTGCGCGAGAAGCAGGAGAAGTCCCAGCCGATGTTTGAGATGCTTGCGGAGAAGTACGGAGTCAAGTCAAGCGATGATGGAACGTATGACCAAGAAGCAATCATGCAGGCCATCATGGACGATGATACTTTCTACGAGCAGGAGGCCATGGAAAAGGGGCTTACTGTCGCGCAGTTGAAAGAGATACGCTCCATGGAGCGCGAGAACGCTGACCTCAAGCGTCAGATGCAGGAGCAAATGCAGGAGCAGGAAGACCGGGCGTTCTTCAGTGAACTCGTCCAGCAGGGCGAGGCGCTGAAAGCGTTCTATCCCGGCTTTGACATCCAAGCGGAGATGGCGAACCCACAGTTCGCCCGGCTTGTGATGAACGGCGTACCGGTCAAAGGTGCGTTTGAAGCGGTGCATATGGATGAAATCATGGGCGGCGCGATGCAGTACGCCGCGCAGAAAGTGACCGAAAAGGTCAGCAATGCCTATGCCGCGAACCAAGCGAGACCGAGAGAGAACGGTGCGTCTGGCAATCTTCCGTCCCAGTCGCAGTTTGACCCTACAAAGTTGACGCGAGAACAGCGAAAAGAACTACGCGAGCGCATCTACAGAGGGGAGAAGATTTCCATGTAGTGCGCCAACTTTGAAAGGAGCATTACCATGCGCATTGATTTTGTGAATCTTCAGTTATTTGCTGATTCCGGTTCCGTGGTCACCACGACTACCGGCTATGTGAACGCCTACAGCGGCGCCACTGTTGACCCCGACCCGGCGACCAACAGCATGTCGCCGACCATGAAGACCTACTACGACACCGAACTGCTGGAGAATGCCCGTGCGAAACTGGTGTTCCAGCAGTTGGGCAAGAAGCAGGCTCTTCCCAAGAACCACGGCAAGACCGTTGAGTGGAGAAAGTTCAACACCTTTGCCCCGTCCCTCATCCCCCTGCAGGAGGGTGTCATCCCGGAGGGCAAGCAGTTCGGTATGACCAGCATCAACGTGGCCGTTGACCAGCACGGTGACTACACCACGATTTCTGATGTTCTGGAAGTCCATGCCGTTGACCCCATCATCCTTGGCGCGACCGAGGAAATGGGTGCCGCCGGTGGCGAGACCGCCGATATCCTCACGAGGAACGAACTGCTGTCCGGTACGAACGTCATCTACGCTGACGACATCGGCAACCCGGCCTCCATCACGACTCCCACGAGCCGCGCCCAGTTGGATGCCGACTGCATCCTCACGCCCGACATCGTGAACAAGGCCGTGACGATGCTGAAGAAGCAGAAAGCCCCCACCTTTGAGGGCAACAAGTACGTCGCCGTCGTACATCCCAGTGTCGCCTATGACCTGCGGAAGAGCGATGAGTGGAACGAGGCGCACAAGTACGCCGCAGTGACCCAGATTTTCAACGGCGAAATCGGCGAACTGCACGGATGCCGCTTCATTGAGGCCACGAACGCTCCCATTCTGAAGCCCGAAGACCTCGCCGCCGCTGGCCGTGCCCTCACGGTCGCGAGCAACGCCAGCGCCGCCGCTACCAGCATCTCCGTATCCGAGACTCTGGTGGCGCATGAGGTGAAAGGCCGTACCGTCAACATCGGCGGCGTGACCTACACCGTAACCGACAACACCACGAACGCTCTGACCATCACTCCGGGTCTGGCCGCGAACGTATCCGCGAGCGCCAAGATTACCCCGGCTGGCGGTCTGGGCAACGGTGATGCCCTGTACTGCACCCTGTTCTTCGGCAAGGACGCCTTCGGTGTCGTTGACCCTGCCTCCATGGGCATGGAAATGATTATCAAGGCTCGTTCCGAAGTCGGCGGACCTCTGGAGCAGTTCAGCACGGTCGGCTACAAGTTTGAGACCGCGACCAAGGTCCTCTATGAGGAGAGAATGGTCCGCGTTGAGTCCGGTTCCGCGTACAGCGCGGTGGATGACGCGAACTAATGGCCGGGAACAAGAGCGTAAGAATGGCTGATACCGGGGCTGGCAAGAGGAAGTCAGCCCCGGCAGGGCGAACCGCCAACCGGCCAACCGGCAGAAATCAACTCGCCGGTAAGTACGTTTCTGGTAAAGGCAAGTCGGTCTCCCGAACGGGGTATTACGGGAATACGGACATCGTTATTCCCACGGGCAGAGGTGAATTTTACTCTACCCCCAACCCCAACGCCGCCCGTGACCAGCGACGCTGGGACGCGACGGTGCAGAGAGCAAAAAAGCAGACCGCTACCAATCGGAGCGGCAAAAAAACCAAATAATGCCGTTACATACGGCACATTACTAAAGGAGTGATATCTAATGGCAACGGCTACCAAGCCCAAAGAAGAAGCAGTAGAAACCGTCAAAGTACCGGAAACGGTTATGATACGGTTGCCCAGAGCATCCTACGGAGAAGAGGAAACCGTCTTTGTTGGGGTGAACGGGAAAGGATACCGCATCCAGCGCGGCGTGGACGTAGAGGTCCCCCGTTCCGTAGCAGAGGTTCTTCGGAACTCCGAGGAGGCAAAGGATGCCGCTTTGCGGTACGCCGGGTCAAGGTAATCACCCTGTTTGGGGATGTCCTACGGGGCATCCCCTTTTCTTATGAAAGGAGCGTGAACCTATGACGATTGGAGAAGCCATTGAACTGGTGAATCGTCTTGTTCCCAACCAAATCAGCGACCAGACGAAAGTGGACTGGCTTTCTGCCCTTGACCAGATGGTCTGGCGGAACATCCTGTCCAACTACGATATAGATATGGACCCGTTCGGAGGCTACGGGCTGGACGCGGACCCGTCCATCGTCCTGCTCGTCCCGGAGCCGTTTGACGTAGTCTATCGCTGGCATCTGGAGATGCAGATTCACGGCGCCAACGGGGAGACTGCCAGATACAACGGCGCGGCGGAGAAGTACAACGCCGCCCTGCAGGACTACATGGACTATGTGAACAGGCATTTCATACCCAAGCGCAAATGTGTTAGGTGGTGGTGATATGTTCGCACCGTATATCCAAGGCCCGGAGACCAGCCGCGACATGGTCACTACGTTCGCCGGGTACAACCACAACCTGCGGATAGCGGACGGCCTGCCAACGTCCTCGTGGGGCAATACGCCTCCGATGGAATGGTATGACGAGGAGAACCTCTGCACCGACCATTATCCGGTCATGTCCCCTGCGCTGGAGACTATCGCCGTGGACAGAGCAACATACACAAGCGGCGGTCAGCAAGTATACCCGGCACTTTCCGGGTGCGGAATCACATCGTTTACGGACAAAAACGGCGTGGAACATTACGCATATGTTCAGCCTACGTCTGGCGCGGTGGACGCGGCGTACAAACTTTGCATTGACGATACATATACGAACCTTGCCGTTGACCCGGCGACGGTAAAGAAGTTTGTACTTATGGGGACGTATCTTCTGGTATTCCCGGACAAAAAGTACATCAACGTGAATGACACGACAGAGTACGGCGACATTGAAGAAAGAATCCACTATGGCGGTTCACCTGCAACAGACGCGAAGAACAGCAGTCTTAATCTGAAGTTCACACCGTGCGACGGTAACGGCGCACCA